GAGGCATACGAAAAACTGAGAAATGTCCCACTTTCTGGAGCGGCAAGCCCGAATGAGACAAACGAGGGAAAAAGCGATGAAAGAACAGCGTGATTTCAATGTAATGGTGGGCGATGAGAGACTCGAAAACTCAAATCTCTCATCTGTATAACGTCTAAATCTCTGTAATTAAATAGAAAAATAAAAATTAGATTTATCTTATTTGTGACGTCGTGACGGTGGAATTTTTGTGACCGTCGTCGCTATCCACAGGTTGATATCGTGGTGGTTGTTCTTGAGCTCCTGATTGCTAGACTGTCAGCTAAAGAGACTCGGAGAAAACCATGACTGTTATTGCTACGCGCAATTGTATCCGGTGCGGAACTGCTAAGGTCCAACTAGTGTCTGTAGGTATGGTAAGAGATGGTAATGATTATGAGATAGCCTTTTCTTGCAATAATTGCAGCAAAATAAGTATTTACAAAGCTCAATCTGGAATAGATCTCAAAAGTAATACCCTAAATATAGATAATAACCGCAGCGCGTATTGTGCTAACGATCCAATTTTGAATATAGTGTCGGTTGATCCGTTAAGTGATGACGTTCCCCAGCGCATATCGGAGATTTTCACGCAGGCGGCTAAATCTCGCCGGATGCAAATGTTTGATGCGTCAGGTGCGATGTTTCGAAAAACTATCGATGTTTCCACCAAACATATATTCGCAACCGATCCTCGTTTAGTAGGACGAAACCCGGCCGACGCATTACGGGCGCGCATCAAAGCACTAGGCGAACTTAAAATTCTCGAAGACGACATTGTTGAGCTTGCTGATGTCGTCGCCGTCGACGGAAACGACGCGGCTCATGAAATTGACCCATATACCGCCGAAGAAGCTGAGGCACTCGAAGATCTCACGTTAGACCTATTAGATCGGCTGTTCGTGCGTCCGGCGCGAGTTGCACGGGTAAAGGCTAAGCAAGTTGCCGCCGGACAGCGGAAGGCTTGAGGGCTAGCCGCGCTCAAGCCCAGGTTTCCAGCCGCGGACGAGGTCACGCCCTATGAGGGCCGAAGCGGTTTCAAGCTGGTCATGGAGGAATGCGGCGCCGGCTATGACGGTGTGGAGGCGACAACATCTCCACCGTGCGCATCTATGACGGCTTGCGCAAGGTCTTCTTCAACCGGCGAGGTTTCGGGCTGGTGAGCTTCGGCGGGCATTTGTGAAACTCCTGAGAATGGGAATTTGTTCCTATTGTGTTCTCATTTGGTGGAGAGTCAAGCGAGCCGAATTATTTAACTATGGAGAGACGCACGCCATAAACTTACGCCCTACGTCCGTGAACCGAAGCTCTTTGAATATCCGCACGCCGACCTGCACACGATTATAGTCTACTGTTGCATCGTCATCTTGCCCCTCGTTCCAGAGGGGTTGCTGACGCGCACTGTCGTAAAAAGCTGTAATGCCGAGCGCATAAAGATGCTGCCCGTAAAACTCGACGTTCTCGGGAAACATCAGGTTATCCCGTGGCACTTCATCAATCTCCATGACGGTATTGCTGAACGTCCTCGCATTGTTATCGAGGTCCTGCGTGAACTGTTGCCGATATGATCGACCTTCATCCTTGAGCAATCGCCACATAGAGTTGAGCAAGACCGCTTCATCCTGCGATAGCTGGCGCACGATCTGGGAGAATGCAGGGTGCGCGTCCTGCACCCGGCCACGGTCCATGCTCGAACTTAGAAGCTGAGAGAACATCTCACTGATAGGGCTGTCTTCGGGCTCATATTTGATGCCTTCGAGCACCGGGCCGAGAATTTGCGGAGCGGGTAATACCCTGTCCGCTTCAGGGATGCGCCGGACTGACCTATCGAGAAATGCCCGATAGCGATCCTGTAGCGCTGCCGCTAATTGGACTGGTGCGAGGCCGAGTAAGATGACCTTTGTTAGATCTTCAACTAGTGTGCCCATCTGCCTTGCGCCCGGTTTAAGCGCGTCATCATAAGCGTCTTTCACCGGGATTTGCTTGGCTACTTCGGTCGCTATCGCTGTAGCAAGATCAACTTCATTCGGCATTTCTCGCAATCACCTCAAATCAAAAGCCATCCAACCGAGACGAACGCCAGCACGGCGAGAAAACCGATAATGATTATCCTCGCTCCGGGGCCAAACTGCGGCTCATAGCGATCTTCGGGCGGCGTCTTGTCGTAGCCTGAAACCATAGTCTGCGTCTCTACATCTTTCGCTTTTTGGGGAAAGTCTAAGATCAAACCTCCATAGATTGCAAACACGACTAAAATCATGCTGATGATTCGAGGTTGACCATGAGCATCTTTCCCCCGCATGACATAGGAAGCATGAACGAGGATGACGTAGCCGGCGAACTAATCCGCCCGCTATGTAGAGCGCTTGGCTATTCTCAAGGTAGTCCCGAGGCGAACCTTCGGAGCCAGATTTCACTTCAATATGACAAAGCGTTCCTCGGTCACAAAGACGGGAAGAAGGACCCAATCTTGCGTGGCAGGCCAGATTTCGTCTGTGAGGTCGTCTCTTATGCTCGATGGGTAGTAGAAGCCAAAAAGCCGTCTATCGCACTGTCGCAAGATGACAGCTATCAGGGACATACCTACGCCACTCATCCCGAAATTGCCGCCGAGTTCTACCTTCTCACCAATGGCCGCGAATTTCGGCTGTATCGTGTCGGCAATCCCGACAACCCGGCGCTGACTTGGCAGAAGGAAGAGACCGATGACCTAATGCCAGCACTCAAAAATTTTCTTGGTCCTGAAGCCATGAAAAAGAGGGCGCAAATTAAGATCGATCTCGGAAAGCCGCTCGCTCATGGACTAGGTTCATCCACTGAGATTGTGGGTGGTCACATTATTTACAGTCGCAACACCACAAGCATACCGGTTCCGATGGCAGGAAAGCTTGATGGTCTGACAAATGCCGTGACAGGACGTTCGGTTTCGCGGAATAACGAGGGACTAATTGTTGCGCTGGTCGAGGTTAAATCCGCTTTTGCCGGAATGGATGAACTCCATAAAGCAATGGGTCTATATCCCCTGACGTTCAGCACGTCCGACGAATATCTTTCAATCGATATAGAGAAGCCGACCCTGCTTCAGAACATTATGAATATGCATTTGCCTGCTGGAACGCGCTTCGCTGACAGCATGTTAAGCCCAGGTGGTGGAGTAATACCGTTTCCAGTCACGGCGGAGTGCTACACTGAAGCTGTAGGCTTCATTGAAGGGTTCGTTTTCAAAGGGACCTATGCGATAGATTATCAATACAAGTTCCATGTCCCAGCTCATCTGCACTTCCCGTTCCGGGAGTTCACGATGCGAACAGAGGGAGTATTTGAAATTAATTTTAAGTGAATAGTGACTGCGCAGCGGCAACTTCGCCAGTCACGCGTCTTGGCTCTGGCGGCAGCGCTATCCGTCACGCTTCTTCCAACTCGCAATCATCGCGTCCACCTTCGGCTGGACGCGTCGCCGGGCTTCCTTCCGCCGAACGCCAACCAAAAGCATTTGATCATAATCCGTCAGTTCGTGCCGAAGGGTATTTTGAATTACGTGGTCAACCGCCGCGTCGATTGATACGCCGTGCCAGCTCTTCGGCTCTATGCAAATCTGGCTGGCGAAGCGGACAACCGCAAACTCCGGGCATCCGGGGTATTCGCGCAGAATGAAGTATTCGACCTCGTATTGATGGAACCATTGGCGGTGCCGGTCGCGTCTTCGTTCGGCGCGACTTCTCATGCAGCGCTCCTGCGCTGATTCTCGTAGGCGTAAAAAATCACGCTGGCGAGTTCGTCGGCGCGCCGAGAGACCGGCACGAACTCCCATTCCTCTTGCGGTTCATTGCGCGCCTGAAGAAGCGTCTCTTCTATGATGATGCTGATCTTTTTGACGAATGCCTGATCGGCTTCCGTCCAAGGGAGGTTGTTCGGCTGGTTTTGCATGGTGGTTCCTGAAACGAGAAAGGCCCGCCGTGATTAGCGGGCCTTGGAATGATCATTCTTCGCGGAGGTCTTCGGCGATCCAGCCGCGAAGGATATCCCGCGCGACAATATCGTTTGCCGCGTCGTCATCGCTGGCTTGCGCCTTTTTCGTGCGGTTGCCATATCGCACGATGATCATTCTGCCTTCGCGCTCCCATGTCGCCGCGACGGTTCCGAAATCGGTATCAACTTTCACCGTCCGCATTATGCGGCCTCCTTCTGGCTTGTCAGCGCCACGGGGTAAGTAATCGCCGGAACACCTGGCTCAATCTGCCGGGCGGTGTTGTCGGTCATGTCGTCAATGATCGTCTTCATCATGTCGTCGGGATACAGGCCGTAGCGGGAAAGCACTTCCGCGACCTTATGGGCGGTGCTGCCGTCAACTTCCGGGGTAAGCGCCGACATGTCCGCGGCAAGGCCAGCGGTCAGGCGATCATACATTTCGGCGGGAATAAAACTCGTATGCTTCAACGGCATTTCAGGGGTGTTCCTTCTCGAGTGATTTGCAGGTGAATGCGTAGGCTGATTTGATTGGCGCGTCTAGGACGAAAACATAATAGACCAGCAATAACAATGGTTTAGATAAGTAAGTGCTTACTTCCTGTGAGGTCGGGATAGCGAAAGGAAGTCTGTCCCGGCCTCACTCCAAGGTGTCACGCTCACGCGCACTGGCTGTTATAGCGGCGGTGAAATTGCATACCTGCGAAATCTTGCGTCTACAGCCCTTGCTCGCTTCGCTCGCCTGCGCGGCCCTTCGGGCCTTGCCAGCCTTCGGCTTCGCCTTGGCTGGTCTTTCTCGTTTCCGTTCCGGGAGTGTTTTAGCTGTTCAGGTTCGATCAATCACACATGCGGAAGTGATGACTTTCCCCCTGCTTAGGACAACGGTTTAGAAGCATAGACAAATCGCCTGTGCGCCGGTCTTAAGCAGGGGGTTTCATCATGCGTCTAGCGATGTGGTGAAGAACATAGAGCCTAAAGCTCGACTGGCGGTTTCCCTAAGACCAATCATAAGTTCCGAAACCCGGCACCCTTCGGTGCCGAAACGGTTATGATCCGAAGATCAATCAGCGCGCTCGACTTACCTTCAATCGACACGCGCCCGGACGATGAGGTTGCACAATCTAGGCTTTTCTCAGAGCGTCCGTCTTTTGGTATTCTTTCTCGGGCTTAACCCGAAGGCAACAACTGAAGGCGGGCGTCCGATGTTCTCCAACGGGGAGCGATCGCTTCAATCTTCCTGTCGTCTCTAGCTGACTGACGGTGCCGGTCATGTTCCCGGTATCACCCGAATGAGATAGGGCTAGATATGCAAAGACCCCACGCAAAGCCGTTCAAGGCTCAGGCAGGGGCAATGCGCCTCTTTCTCATCTCTAAGTGTATTATAGCAGAATGATTGCCGCCTACCGGATTAATTGCCAATGTAGGTGCATTTTTTCGAAGTAAGGCCCTTTAAGGCTGCTATAATAGAGCTGTTACGGACACGTAACCTTTTCTCTCTATAGCAAGGCCAGCATCGCGCTGGCCTTTTTTCTTGATGGCGACTAGCGGCTTCGGCTGTTCGCGAAGTTGCCGGGCCGCGTCTGCTTCCTCATTTCATCGGCCACGACGCCGCGCATGGTTCCTTCAAGCTGTTTAGCCATCCGGGCCGCAAGATCGGCATTCTGTTCCGGGGTGCCTGCCGAGCCGTTGACCGTGACGGGTGCGGAAATCGAAATCGCTTGAACCGGGGCGGCGAACACGCCGCCGAGATCAGGCGTGGTAAGCGTCGGCGTCGCGGTAACAAGGCCACCTTCAGCATAGCCGCGCTTCGCCGCCTCGTGCATTGCGTCAAGATTCTTCACGCCAATTGCACGGGTGGCCTTCTTGCTGAAGACGAATTCGTCACTATGGACAACGCCAGCCGGTTGATACTTCGATCCGGGGCCGGTCCATCCGCCTTCCGCAAAGCCAAACAATCCGCCGAGCAACATTCCGAACAGGCCACCGAAGCCGCCGCCTGAACTGCCGCCGCCGCCGAAGAGACCGGCAAGCGGACCTTCCCCCATAAGCACGGCCTGAAGGCCGACTTTGATCAAGGTCTGCAACATGGATTGCAAAGCCTGTTCCGCCGTCATGGTGCCGGAGAGCAAACCCGCAAGGGCGTCCGTCATCTGCTGGCCGAAGAAATGCCCGGCTTCTGCAAGCCCTTCCTGTTTCTCCCGGAGCCGTCCGGTCGCCATTTCTGCTTGTGCCATGCCCTGCGCAAGCTGGGCAATTTCGGTGCGCTGCTGGGGCGAAAGCTGAATGCCCGCCCGTGCCGCCTCGTTCAACATTTCCTGTTCGTATCGAAGCGCCGCCGCCTGCTGGCCAGTCATGGCAAGGGCTTGCTGTTCGAAGCGCTGGGCATCGGTGTATTGTCGCGCGCCCTGCGTGATCTGGCCATAAACATCGGCCTGCCGGGTCGCGGCCTGTGTCAGCCGGTCGATTTCGGCAGCGGTTTCTTTGTTTCGGGCGTCGGCGTCCTCAATGTGCCAGTTCTCGTTCGCCAGCGGAAAGGACAGGCCAAAGCTACCGGCATTCTGCTGGACCCATTGCCGTGCGGCTTCGGACGAATAGCCAAGGTCGGCGGCGTTGCCCTTGTTGTGCTGGCTGTTGCCGGGCGGTGCCACCCACTTCCGGGCGGCTTCCGGGGACCCATACTTGCGAAGGGCATCAAGCCAAAGCTCTTGCTGTCGTTCCACCGAACGGAAGCCCGAATTGATGGTGACGCTGCCCTTAAGGTTGTCCGGCATGCTGGCAATCATCTTCGCCAGCTTCGACGCGAACGCCGACGCCATACCGTCGATATGACTTTGAGCCTTGCCGGAAGCCAGAACCGAAGAAAGGTAAGTCGTCGGGTCGTCGGTTGCGCTCTTGAGGTTTGCGGATGCCAGCGCAAGGCCACGCATTTCGTTAGCCAGGGCGATTTCGCGCTGTCCGTGCGCACGGGCGATAGCTTCCTGATAAACGGCTTCGATCTGAGCTTTCTTGTCGAGATCGGCCAGCGACTTCGCCAGTTCCGGGACTTCGTTCTTCAGGGCGCGGATAGCGTCACCGAAGTTTTTGATATTTGCGACGGCACGGCCTGCGGCGGTATCGGTGCCGGACAGGGCGTTGTTGAGGTTGTCGAGGGGCGGCTTTGCCCCGCGTGCTTCCTCGCCCGTGCGATAAATGAAGTTCTCGGAATAGCCGTTGCGCCTGTCGAGGATGTCGCGAAGGCGCATGGCCTCGCCGGTCAACTCTTCGATAAGGGTGGTCTGGCGATCAATATTAAGGTCAATGGCGGCATCACCGGGGAATGCGATCTTCTCAAGCTGAAGATCGGCCAGCCGATCCTTGGCCTCCTGAAGCTTGTCATAGACGCCGACAAGCGCGCCTTGGACGTTCCGGGTCGTCTGTTCTTCGATCCGATTGAACCGGTCCAAGAAATCATCCATTGCACCGACAAGGCCAACCACGGCCTGTTTCGTGTAGGTGCTGATCGTGCTGCTGATCGCCTGAAACTTCCGGTCCAGTTCGTCGGCGCGCTGAATCACCTCGTCGTCAAGGACAAGGCCGAGGTCGTGCGCTTCCTTGATCTGGGCGCGGATGCCATCGGCTCCCCGGTCCAGAAGCTCCACAAATCGTTCGCCGCCCGTGCCGCCGAACAGTTCGTCGGCAATACGGATTTGCGCCGCCCGGTCCAGTTGCTCAAGCCTGCCGATGATTTCGACAAGCAGGGCGGAAGGATCGGCCAGCTTTCTCTTGAGGTCTTGCGCCGAATAGCCGAGCCGCTGAAAAGCTTCGGCGGCGCTGCCCTTGCCGGTCACAATGAATTCATCGGCGCGAAGGGAAAGCTCCTTCATACCCTCGGTCAGGGCGTCCACCGGAATGCGAGCCTGATTGGCGACGTGCGAAAGCTCTTGGAATGCCTCAGTGGACAAACCGGCGCGCTTGGCTTCTGAACCAATGTTCGCAACGCCCTTCGTGAGATCGGCCACCCGCCCGATGATGGCATCAAGGCCACCAATCGCCAGCCCGCCGATGATCCCGCCGGCCAGCCCTTTGCCGAAAGCGCCGATGCTCTTCATAGCGCCGTCCATGGCCTTCGTGATGCCGGAACCGGCTTGTTCGGCGTCCTTCTGCATCTGGCGGAAGTCGCGGCGGGTCCGGTTCTTGCCGCGTTCAAGGTCGCGTTCGTATTTCGTAAGGCGGGCCTCAAACGAGACCAAAAGGCGCTGTTCGTCGTCTGCCATATGAGAGGCTCCTATGCGGCTTCGGCTGCTTCGCGAAGCCGGTCAAATTCGTCTGGATCGAGGTCGAAAATCGAGCGCTGGTTATCGTTGGCGGCGGCACGGGAAACGGCCAGGGCTGAGGCAATCGCGCCGTCGATATGGTTGCTGTGCCGGGTTCCCTTATGCATGGTGATAAGCTCCCCGGCATTGGTGGCGCGCTTCACCACGACGCTATCGAAGTGCTGGCGAAGGATCGGATGCGCGCCGTGCCTGATGCGACGGCCATTCACGACGCGCTCAAGGTCGCAAATCGGGCCGTGCATGTTCACGGGCGTCTGTCGGACCTGAAGCACGTTGATGCCGTGATCCATAAGCTTCGCCATGATCGGCCCGGCAAGGGACGGGTCAAAGACGACTTCGCGAACGTCGAAGGTGCCACAAAGGTCAATGATCTGGTCAGCGATGGCGTCGGGCTCGATCACCGGGCCGTCAATGACGTTCAACAGGCCATCGTCGCGCCACCGGGGATAGGGAACCTGTTCCACCTTGGCCTTTTCCTCAAGGCCATCGGACGGCAGGAAGAACCACGGATGGACGGACACGCGCCCGTCATCGTGACGCCATGCGCCGACGATGGCGGTCAAGTCACCGGAGCGTGACAAGTCAACGCCAAGCCAGCACGGCAGGGGTTCCAAATCAGACAGGTCGAAGTGCGGATCATGCCTGGCGTCATAGATGGCCATATCAAAGAGGGGATCGCGCGAAGCGGCCTGCCAGATATTGAGGTGGAATTGCTGGAATGCGAACCGTTCGGCGGGGCGATGTGCTGCTTCCCTCGCCATGGTGCGCAAGCCGCCAAGATCGGGGAAGCCGTGCGCAAGGCCCGGATTGACCTTGTGCCAAACGTCTTCGGATTTCCAATCGTCGCCCGGGTCGGCTTCAAAGATGATCGGCAGGAAAGCGGAGTCGTCAATCTCGCCGGTCGCTACCTTCCGGGCGTAGTCGTAAAGCTCGAAGCCGATATTCTCCTGTCCACGCCCGGCAGTCGTGGCGATAATCATAAGGGTGTCGGGAACCTTCGCCATGCCCGATTTCAAGGCTTCCCAAAGATCGCGGCCCTTCCAAGCGTGAATTTCATCGACAAGGACGAATGACGGCGTTTTGCCGTGCTGTGCCGCGCCGTCCGACGACACGGCCAAAAGTTCGGCCTTGTTTGACCGGCAGAAGATTTTCTTGGCGCTATTATGGGCGTCATAGATACGGGTTGCCGCGACAAGGCGGCGATCTTCCCGGACGATGTTCGCGGCTTCCTTGAAGCCAATCCCGGCCTGTTCGCGATCCGACGCGGCAAAGATGGCCTGTCCTGCCGGACGCGCTTCCGGGCCGATGGTATGGAGAAGCGCCCACGCGGCGGCGATACTGGTCTTACGGTTGCCACGCGGGAGCATAAGAAAGACGGTGCGCACGATCCGGGAGCCGTCCGGGTTCCGGGGTCCATAGATGCGGCGCGTCATGCGCTCCTGAAAATCGTAAAGCTGGAAACGGCCCTTAGGTGCCTTGCTGGCCGGGTGTTTGAGCGCCCGGATGAAGTCAACGGCTTCCTGTCCGTAACCGTGGGGGTCCGGGATCGGGGAATTATCGTTGATCCATGCCGGAAACGCGCTCTTGCTCAAGGGCGGTTCCTGCCGATAGCAAGCGGGTTGTCGTCGTCTTCGTCATCCGGCACGTTACCGCCGACACGGGCGCGGCTGGTCGGCGTCAGGCCGTATTCGGCGGCAAGCTGGCGGGCCGTTTGCATGTATCGGATTTGCAAACCGCCAAGCTTCAGGTCAGGGACTGGAAGGGCGCTCATCTGTTCGGCAATCTGCCGCGCCGCGCCTGCCGCACAACAATAGGCTTCGATACCGGCAAGATCGCCCTTCGTGACAATGCGGCGTGCGATAAGCTGCGGCATAACCCGCTTCCATTCCGCCCGTGCAAAGGCGGTGAAGTAAGCGGGTGCCGCTGGCGCTTTAGACAATGCGTCTACATCGGCCTTCAAGGCAGGCTTCACGCCGCGAAGGTGTGTCACCGGATCACCTCGCCGCGAAGCTCAAGGGCTTCGAACCTGCCGATTTCCTTGATTTCCTTCAGGCCGTAGGACTGGCCGTTGTAGGTCACGCGGTCGGCGGTCGTGATGCCAGGGCGATAACGGACACGGAAAATCATAGTGCCGGTTTCGGCCTCGCCGTAGCCGGTAAAGAATTCCGTTGCCGATTGCTGAAGGACTTCGGCCCAAACCACGGCCACGGGCATCCACTCCTTCACCACATCGCCGGACGGCTTCACGGTTTCGGTTTGCCGGTCGATGGTGATACGGCGATCCATGTTCCCGATGTTGAGCATGTCAGGCGATCCACCGAATGAGGGCTTCGACGGACAGGACAGCATGACCATAGGCGGGGTTCGGGTCACGAACGTGCCGGATCGCCATCAACTGAAAATGGTCGCAATAGCCGCCGTCGATTGGCAGATTGTATTTGGACAGCGCGGCGGCGGCGGTCCCGGCGATTTCCTTCGCGGCATCCTGTCCCGCGTCCAGCGTCCAAACGTGAAGGTCGAGATAAACCCATGCCGCGCTCTGGGCGCGGTAATCGTTGCCGTGAAGGGTCGTGTTGCCGTCGCTCATGGTGATGCAAGGCGTCTTGTCCGGGCGGGTGCTTCCGGCGCGGATACGATCGGCAGGGACAAGCGCAACCACTTCCGGCTTGTTGATAAGCCGAGTGCGGATGGCGGTCTGAAGGGCAAGAACAGGTTCGATCATGACTGCCTTCCGTTCCAAGCATCGCGCACGGCCTTCCGGCCAGCCCGGTCAATCCGTTGCTGAAGGCGTTTGCGGAGAAGGCGGACGGCAGGCCAGAAAAACGGCTGCGCTTCGGCCTTGCTGGTCCCGTATTCGACAAGGTGCGGATAGCGCACGTCGCTATTGCCAGCGGTCACGATCACCTCATTTTCACCGGCCACGCGGGAGCCGCCCGGCTGGCTATATGGAGGGGTGGACTGGCCGGGGCCGGTCACGGCGATAGAGGTCTTGAGGTCCGGCGCGTCGGTGGCGGGATCGTCGGGCGCAAGGTGGCGCTGCATCGACGCGAGTTCTTCCGCCGACGACATAAGCGCCGTGTTGATGCTCTTCCGGGGGGCGGCCTTCACGCGATCAAAAGCCGACATGAGGTTGTCGAGACCGTCATTCGCCATCGTGAAACCACTTCTCACGATAGGCATCGAGAACCACGGCAACGCCTTGCGGGGCGATCTGGCTGGCAAGGCCAAAGGTGGCGATGTTGCGCACCTCGTAATAGAAGGCGACAAGCCGGAGGATCGCCAGCTTCAAGTCAGCCGGGAATGGGTCGAAGTCGGCCAGCGGCTTCCCGATGTAGTTCGCGACATACTGTTCGGCGGCTTCGATGTAGAGCATGATCAAGGCGTCTTCGTCGCCGTGATCGATGCGCATATGCTGTTTCGCCAGTTCCGGCGTGATGTCCGTCATTCGGCTGCTTCCTATGAAAAAGTTAAATTCGGTGTCTCTTGCGCGGTGCTCCCCGCGCCGGTCCCCTCTGAAGGCTCAAAGTTCGAGACCACCCCCGGGGCATGCCTGCGGCGCTGAGGTCCGCCCATCGCGATAGCTGCCTCAAGAGAACCGAGTTCACGGCGACGGCGAAGCAGGGTGACTTTCGAGATGCCGAGATGCTTTGCCCACTGCTTCAGGGTGCGAGCTGCCCCATTGACTGTATGCGCATGTTCGGGGCGGCCAGAACGGGAGAAGGGAACGGCGACCGCTGGCTTGCCGGTGATCCACTCGCAGGCCTGTGACCTTGCTTCAGCGCGGCATTGTTCGGCGTAAGCAAAGGCGCGCTGCCGGATCGCTGCACATTCGGCCTCAAACTCTTCCTTATCGATCCGGCGGGCGCGTTCGGCTGGCGTCATGACAATGCGCGCTCCTGCCGCTGCTTCACGCTGTCATGGCAGGGCTGGCAAAGCGGTTGCCAGTTTGCCCGGTGCCAGAACAGGCGCTTGTCGCCACGGTGCGGGATGATGTGATCCACCACCGAAGCGGGGCGTCCGCACATGCGACAGTAGGGGTGCGCCTGAAGGTATTCGGGGCGGGCTTTGCGCCATTCGTGGTCATAACCACGCGCACGGGCTGAAGGGCGGCGGGCGTCGTGGCGGGCTTTGCGCTCACGCTGGATAATGCGCTGGCAGTCGCAAAGCTGGCCGTGCGGAACGATGTTGCCGCACACGCAAATACGGGGCGGCTTCCTCATGCTGCTTTCCCTCTGCCTTTAAGGGCGTGAAGGCCAGCACGGTCAAATTCAGGGTCGAGGCCAGCGGCAATATTGCGCTCAATCTGTTCCGGGTCCGCTTCCTTGTCATTGGTGCCGCCGTGAACGGCTTTCAGCTTCTCAAGGTGCGCCCGATAAGCCCGGTCGATTTCGGTCGGTGTGGCATTCCATGCCTGTTCGGGCGTCCAGCCCAGCCAGCCGGTCGCACGGTCATAGAGGGCGGCGAAGACTTCGGCCCATGTCACGGGCTTGCCGGTCGTCGACTTGTGCTTCGCCTTCGGATCGGGTGCCGGGGTGAGCATGGAAACGAGTTCGGACAGCGGGGCGCGAACGGACAGGAAAAAGGGGAGAAGCGGCCTTCCTCGGAGTGAAGACAGGAAGGCCGCTGCATCCTGATGGCTTGTCGACAACATCAGGATGATTTCGGAGATGATCGTAAGATTGAGATCGTCCAGCGCCCGGAACAATGCCGGGATGCCGAAACGCTCTTCAAGAATGGTAGCGGCGCGCAAGGAAGGCCGAAGCGTCACGGCGTTGCCGCCGTGCGCAATGGTGACTTCCTCATATGCGCGCCGCTTGTTCATGGTTAGGCGGCGATCTTCAGCTTGATAAAGCGGTCCGGATGCGTCACGTCCGCACCGACGCGCTTGCGAGCGTGGAACCGGACCTGCCCCTTACCGGCGAGGCTGTAGGGGTCGCGAAGTGTGGACAGGCCGATGCGATCAACAATCCGATAGCCCGTGAGATCTCCGAACAGGATCGGGAACTTGCCCGCGCCGATGTCGTCCATGTCGGGCATTTCCACAATCGGACGGCCAAGCAGCGTGGAAGCGCCCCCTGCGGAGATCGGATCAAGCACAAGGTAACGGCCCGTGCCGTCCTTCCACTGGCGAATGACGCCGAGCGTCTTCCGGTTCATGAGCCAAACGCCGTTATTTGCGTGGGTCGTGGCAATGCCGTGATACATGCCGATAAGCACGTCTGCCGGGTTCGCTGCCGGGAAGTTATCGGCAATGCCAGTCTTCACTTCCTTGATGCCGGTCGCGGTCATGATGCCCTTCGGCTGGCCGGTGCCGGTTCCCTTCACGAATGCCAAGCCTTCGGTTTTGCCGAAGCTTTCGGCGTAGTCAGCGAGAAGTTCGCCTTCGAGGCCATAGGCGTTATCTTCGAGAAGCTGGTTCGAAACGTCGGTAAAGGTCGCCAGTTCGAACGGGGTCAACGTGACCTGTTCGAAGGTCATGCCGCTTTCGGTGCGATCTTCGGTTTCGCCCACCCACGTTGCGGCGGTGCCGGACGCGCGGCGCGGATACTTGATTTCCGATGCCGAGATATTGACCACGCGGGCATAGCTACGAACCGGCGAATATTCGTTCAGGAGCTTGATAAGCTCGCTGCCGAATTCTTCCGGGGCCAGGTATCCGCCGTTAGCGTCGGTCGAGACCGTGAGCGCTTTGACTTCTTCCGGGCTGATACGCTCAACACCACGGCGAAGATACGAAACGAACGCCTTCTGCTCGACGTTGTCGTTTTCGGCTGCCGGGTGATTGTTGTTCGCGGCGTCGGGACGGCGGTTCATCTTCGCCTTGATCGTGGCGATTTCTTCCTTGATAGCCTTCACCTCTTCGGCGCTGGCAACCGGATCGGACTTCACTTCCGGTTCGTTCTTCAGTTCGTTTTCCATGCTATTTCCTTCGATGATGGATTTGACTTCGGCGGCGGCGTCAGGGTGGACCGGGCGGCGGCAAAGGCTGATTTCGGTGATGGTGAGATTGGTCAAAACACGCCCACCTTCAGGGCGGGCCTTGTGTTCGTGGAGGCGATAGCCAATGGACAGGCCACGCATGACGCCTGCCTTCATGTAGCGGCGGGCTTCCTTGGCAGGGTCCACGCCTTCGACAAACAAGCGGCCCTTCACCTCAAGGCCCTTGTCGGTGACGGCATAGGAATTCCAGATGCCGACAACCTTCCGCCCGTCATGTTCCATGAGCATGGGAATTTCGGGCGCGAAGCTGAAGGCGGAAGGTTCGATAAGATCGCCAACACTGTCCGGCTTGCCGAAAGGCCATGCGATGCCGGTCACGGTGCCGGTGTCGTCAATCGAGACTTCCGCTTTGATTTCGAGATTTTCGATTTCTGGGAGGGTGGCGGCTTCGCTCATTCGGCCACCTGCTTCAATGCCTCATTGACTGCTTCGGTGCCGAAGAACAGGGCCGTAATGACGCCATCGGCAACGTCGAAGACTTCGGCCAGCGGGCGCCCGATGGCATAGACGGAAACGAGTCGGTCAGCTTCGGCGGGGGCGGCACCGCCACCAATCAAGCCGAGCCGGATAATTTCGGTCACGTCCGAAAAGCTGTAATCGGACTGGCGGAAACGGCGGAACAGCGCGCCGACGCCTTGGCCGGTCTTGCGTTCCAGTTCTTCAATCAGTTCTCGGCTCGGGAAGGCAAACAGCTTTTCGCCATCGCCGAAGAAGGCACGGTATTCGATCATTCACAAAGCTCTCCAAAATTCGCACCCCTGTTGGCCGCGACGAAATTTTCGAGCGGGGTTAACTCGCGACCGAGATGGTCGGGTGTCGTCACCGCGCCGCAAATTTCGGCACGGATATCGTTGAGGACCGGGAGGCTCCCAGCCAGTAGTGTGAGAATGAGCAACCCGCTCATCACTTCGCGGATCATGCGTTCTCCTTCGCCGTGGCCGGTGCGGGCGCGGCGCTGCTGGTCGTGTTGGGGTTGATAAGTTCGTCGCCACCGGGAAGCGGCGCATAGTTGAGGATGGCGCGTGCTTCGTTCGGGGTGAGGACACGCGCCGTAATCAGCGCTGTGATATTGGCCGTGCGGCTGGCGGCGTCGGCGCGCATGAGATCGTCCACGACAAACTCAAACCAGAAATCCGCCTGCTCCTCTTCGGTAAGAAGGGCGATAGCAAAGGCTTCCTGCCATCGGTCCAGCCAAGGCCGGAGGCACAATTGCAGGAACGTGGCCCCCATGGTCTCGGCATTGCTCCATGTTGCGCGATCAAGCTGGTAAAGCAGGTGCGGCGGGACGCCGAAGACGCGGGCGATCTCGTTGATTTGTTCCAGCCGGTTTTCAATGAACTGGCTGTCGGTGGAGGTCAGGGCCGGAGACTCGTATTTCCAGCCGCTGTCCAGAATGAGCGGGTCGGACGTGCCGCCGCGAAGCCATTCCCGGAAGCTCTTGCGAATGTTGGCGATGGTCGTCGCGCCAGCCTCGCCGCCCTGGGGCTTCTCATTCGAGATCACGCCAGAAGGCTTTGCGCCGGAAGAGAAGAATGCCGCGCCGTGCTTTTCGAGGATCGCCGTAAGGCCAATGGCTTCACGTCCGAACGAAACCGGGGAACGGGACAGGAAGGACGGGATATGAAGGATTTCGGTATGCGAATAATCGCGGGAGCCGCTGTTTTCCGAAACCCGGTAGATCGGCGGCACGGCGGCAAGGGTGTCTTCAATAACGGACACGGTGCCGGGAAGCAGGCGGATAAGCTCGAAAGGTCGTCCGTCATCGTAACGGACGACGCGGGCAAAGCCGTTGCCATAAATCAGGGCGTCGGCAGTCAAGAGGGTGCGCAATGTGCCTGCGCCGGTCCATTCGTTCGCCCGGTTGTGGACGATCTTGAAGGCGCTGTGACCCTTGGCGACTTCCTTCTTCTCGCCGGTTTCCCGGTAGAGCTTCACCGGTAGCGAGCCAATGGTTTCGGAAATCAATCGGACGGCCTGAAGAACGGCGGGAGTATAAAGCGCCGACAAGCCGCCGACATTCACGCCCGAAACGGTAGAGCTAACGCCGAACAGCTCCGAGATAGCAGAATGAGACAGGGCGTAGCCTTTGCGCTCACCCCATCCAAGCTTGGCCTTTACCTCGTTCCAGAAAACCATTCAGGACAATATTCCTATTTCGTCTAGGAATATTGTCTCATAGGAAGATTCCGATGTGAATCCTTTAAATCACGAAAAATGATGATTTATCATTATTTCATCGATGAAAATGATCAAATCGGGATCGGTGCGATTCGATCTATTGCGGCGGCAAGGCCAGGCAGCATCACTTCACTACGGCCATAAAGCTCTTGCGATCCGCCGTCCGTGCGTCCGGTGATGTAGTTCCGAGCGTCTTCCGGCACCTGATCGCGACGGCAAAAATCTTCGAACAGGTGACGCCAGCCATGGTTCGGAGAAAGGTCCGGTCGCTGGTCGAATGGAATAAAGCCGCGAACCCATGTGCTAATGCGAGGCTGGATAAGAACGGCATCCTTTGTTCCGCCTTTAAACAGACGGCCCGGCTTCGCTGCTTTCACAAAATCAATCAAGCCTTCTTCGATCAAAGCCCTATGGACAGGAATGCGGCGCTCACTGCTGGCCGTCTTCAAAGAGCGAGCGCCAACGGTCGTAACCTTCCAGAACCACCGGCCACCAATTTCAAAGAAATCTTCTTTGCGCAGATTGCCAGCCTCGCTGACGCGCATACCGGAATAGGCGCAAAGCCATGGTATCCAACGGAACATGGCTTTTTCCTCTTTCCGTGCGGCAGTGAGGACAACCTTCGCTTCGTCCATCGTGAAGGCGCGGAGATATGAAGGTAGGGTTGTATAGTCCGGCGCTTTAACGCCGTTAAGGGGATTGCCAGCCGGGAAGAAATTCGTGGGGTCGTTTTGCCGCCCCCAATTCATGACGGTGCGAAGGTTCTGAAGCATGGCCTTAACGGTGCGGTTGCTGAGTTCGCCAGTGTCCTGCAATGATTCGATCCAGCCTTTGCCTTCCGCAGCCGTGACCGTGAGGGCGTTCTTGCTCTTTCGCCATTTCGCAAAGGCTGCGCAATGGTCGCGATATTTCTTTATGGTTCGATCTGGTAGGGGTTTGGCATTCTTACCACGCGCCCGGCGCTTCACCTCGTCGTCTATTATATTGTCGAAGGTGATCGGGTCCGGGTCGTCATTATATATATGAGTGGCTTCGACAATGAGCGGGTGCGTTGGCTGGCCGGTAAAATTCCCTTCGTCGCGTTCGTCTTGCCGAAGCATCGCTTCATAGGAGGACACACAAAGGGCCTGTGCTAATGCGCGCCATTCCGGTTTCCCACGCACAGCGTCAGTATTGCCTGCAAGGCGGGCGCGCTCTAGCCGTGCGCCCACAAGCTCCTCCAATTCGTCGTCGGTGAGTTTCCCAGCGAAGCCGTCGCGCAACCGGCGACCTTCGGCGGCATCGATTCCCATCTGGGAATATCGAGGGTCGTGTGCCCTAACCTCTGCATCAAAATTGATCTGGCTTTGATAGTCCCGGAGGGCAATCTGCTGGACAGTAAGCGGGTAGGGGGCTGGTTTGGCCTGTTGCCCGGTCGCAGCCTCATGCTTCTGCCGGGCGATCCCAATCTGCCTTTGGATAGAAGCTACGGCGGCGGCATGGTTCCGAAGCGCCGTGCGACGATCGCCGCCAAGCTGGATTTCCAGTTCGGCGCGGTTGTCGAGGTATGGCCGGAGTTGGGGAGGGATGACGACGCGGGCCGAATATCGCCCGTTGCGTTCTTTCCAATGTTGCGGCTTGCCAGCCATATCGAACCCACTTTGTGACGTGTTTTGTGACGTCAATATGGGCGAAAAGCCTTGTAACGCAAGGGGTTCTAACGATTTCAAGGGGATAGAATGGTGGGCGATGAGAGACTCGAACTCCCGACATCCTCGGTGTAAACGAGGCGCTCTACCAACTGAGCTAATCGCCCGTCTGCGGCTGCGGAGAAGATGTCCCGCCGCGTCGGTGGCCGTGATCTA